ATAAAATATGTCATACTTGCAGAGATTTTTCCTACCCCCTACCCCTGCATGCTTTGTTAATTCCTACTTATTTACTAGGAATTAGCACTACCTGCACAACCGTTCCTTTGCGGTCTTAACTTTGTGACACTCATGGCACAACGATTGTAGATTGCTCTCGTCATCAGTTCCACCATGTGCAACAGGCACGATGTGGTCAACATCAGTAGCAGTGACATATCTGCCCTGCATCAGACATGACTGACACAAATAGTTGTCACGCTCAAGTATTCTCTGTCTTAACTTATACCACGATTTACCGTAACGCGCAACGGTTGAACCTTTAAATCTTTGATATGTGTCCCAGCCTTTGAATTTACTTCGGCAACCATCACACAATCCATCTTTGCCTGTCGACTTAATCTTGCGACAGTGACGACACAGTGTTCTCATACCAGACATGAATCATTCTCCTGAATTCCACAACGGGAACATAAATTCCACAACGGGAACATAAATTCCACAACGGGAACATAAATTCCACAACGGGAACCAACAACATTATAAACACCACAATTCTAGTCAAAATAAGCATGGATAAATCGTTGGATAACTCGAGATAATTCTATCCAGTGATTTATCCAACATTTTAACCATTTAAACCACTGAATTATAACGATTTTTTGTTTCAGATGGATAAAATGGAAAAAAATTACTATATATATTATATATATATATATAATTTTTTTTTCTTATTATCATTATTATTTTTTTTTTTCGCGCGTAATAATATATAAAAATCTATCCATTCTATCCAAATCAGTATAAATATAATGTAAAATCAATAATTTAGCATGGTTAAAAATTGGATAAAATGGGGTTTTTTTCTATCCATGGTTTATCCATTCTATCCAAAAATCTATCCTGAGGTTTATCCATCGCTTAAAATTTTTCATTTTTTTTAAGGTAACTCTAAAAAATTCTATCCATTCTATCCATTTTATCCAATTTTTAAATTTTTCATTTTTTTTAAGGCAACTCTAAAAAATTCTATCCATTCTATCCATTCTATCCAAAATGATTAAATTTTTTAAAAAAAATAGAATGAACAGAAAAAATTCTATCCATTCTATCCATTCTATCCAATTTTAAAATTTTTGCAGTAGCTCTAAAAAATTCTATCCATTCTATCCATTCTATCCAATTTACTTAAAAATATCGTCATCACTTACGAAGTCTTCAACCTGCTTTTCAGCAAATTTGATTCCCAGATAAACTTTACTGTGGGTTTTCTGTTTGGTATATTTGATGTTTAATGATTCAATCATATCCGCGAAGTCAGACTTTGTTAGTTTGTGAATGTTGCCGTTTGAGCAGTAGTCGATATATCTGGTATAGAGTTCCGGCAGGTCAATTCTGTCTTTGGTATCGCCTGTTATCTCTAAACAATCGGTAACAAATTCGTATATCGAGTTTGCAGAATTTAACCATCTCTGTTTGGCAACCATGCACGACTTCGGTTCAAGAAAATTACCGCCTCTTGCGTGGAGTCTTTCCAGCCCTTCAAGTGCTTTGTTGAAGATTCCAGGCAGTTCAGTCTTAATGATTCGTCTCGCAAGTGTCTTGTCCATTTCGTCATTCGAAAAAGACCTGTCGAATGGTATGACAACTGCACGTCTTAAGAATCCACGTGACAAATCTTTGGTTTTTGGAAAGCCGTTGCAGCAGAGTACCACTGTACATATCTTATTAAACGTGAAGGTGCTTTTACCTTTAGGATTAGCAGTCATTTCACCGTTCTCCGCAAGTTTTTTTAATACACCGTCAGGCAGTATGGTATTCTTATTCACATCATCATCGTACACCAGCAGTTTACCGACAAGTGATGTTGTCGCATGACTGTCGCTGCCTGCACCCTGTTTGAATCGTTCGATATGCTCCGGCAGCACTGCATCTCTGCCGAGTAACGCGGAAATAATATTCATCTGTGTGCTTTTACCGTCACCTCCATTACCGCGGAACAGGAAGAAATGTGCCGGTGACTTGCGAACATACATGATATAACCGATTACTTCATAGAAGTTGCGGACCATATCCTCAACATCATTCTGACTTGCATTTCTGAATACTTCATGCAACGCTTTGTCATACTGCGGGCATTGTGCGGTCGGGTCATACTCAATGTTATTTACGCTTACCTGGTGGCTTTCCGGTCTGTGCCCTTCGATGAATTTATAACTCAATCTGCCGTTGTCCTGTTCTGTGATGTGAATTTCTCCATTCTTGCAGTTGATGATTGGTAATGGTTCACCCGTGATATTGAGTACGTCTGCATCTTCGGCAGCGTGAGTCTTAACGAATTTAAACGCACCGGATATGAGATTCAATTCACTGAACCTGGTATCGGGGTCGAGTTTCTGCTTAAACTTTTCAAGTTCGAGCAGTATTTCCTTGTTAATCAAATCATCATCAACTGTCTTCCAGTGCGTTTTCTTGAATTGCCAGAATTGCTGCGAAATGTTGTATAACTGCTTGGAATTCTCGTAATTAAACGCATGATTCAAGACATCGAGTGCAAGAAGATGCGACAAATCTTTCTTTGAATCCATCGTGTCTTTACTCATTGTCAGCAGTTTACTGAATAATGGTTTAGAACACTTTAATCGCTTGCGGAGTTCCTCAAGCATGGTCTGCTGCTTAATGAAGTCGTCATTTGCGTAAATCGCACGAATACATTTCTGTACGCTTTCTGTGTCTGAATCTGAATTGATGTTCTCAATCATTCCTTTAGCGATTGCCGGGTCGACAAACGGTTTCTTTTGCGACAATGACGGATAGTTGTCAGCAGATTCATCAGTCAGTCCCATATCGTCATCATCAGTCAGACCCATATCGTCATCATCGTCTGCATAATCTTTGAATTCATCGCAGGTAACGTTGAGTGTACCGCCATGCGACTGAACAATCTTATATAGTGTACCTATGGTTATATTGTTGTCTTTACTGTCACGCAGACTGTCCCAGCGATGCCGTATCTGATTTTCAGCATGTGCATATTTAGGGTCCTGCAAACTCCATGCAACAAATTCCTCGATGCCGTTACCATCGGTTGCATAGTGACAAGCCATCATCAGCGGCTGCCATTGGTCATTGCTGTCAAACTTGTCAACTGGCAACTGTTTGAGGAGTAAACGCAAAGTCTCGTTGCTAATCTTACTCTGATCACTGCCTGACGACTGACTTTTAGCGACCTTCAGCAATTCGAGTAATGACTGCGGACACTCGCAATATTCTGTAATGTTGTTAATAAATCTATACTCACCGAATTGCGTTTCTGACCCGGCACACACAACCTGTCTGCCTTTGGTTTTGAATTCGATGCCTTCAAACTGCTCAAGCGTCTCTTTAATGCTGATATCGTATGGTTTTGACATATAGAAGTGATAACCGCCCGAACCCGTCTTCACTGCCGGGCATTTGTCGGCAAGTTTAAAGCCTAGAAATTTCTCAAGTTCATCAAGCGAGTTGACACCTTCGGGATAGTTGCGCGGGTCGCAGTCAATCACCAGATTGTCATCATCCAGCACAAAGCCGACATTCATTCCGCGACTGAATGCAGATTTAATCGCATCGTCTGAATATTCCTTCGTAGTCCACTCCGAAAACGGTTCCTTGCCTGTAAAATGTTCACTTGGTTTGTGCAGCGGAGTAAGATTGATGATATATCCGCTATTAAAGTAGAAGTCTAACTGATTAACATCACGCATTGTCTCTGTCCTTATACTTATTGTTGATGTATTCTTTTAGTTCCGATGGAACGAAACATTGTAAATTACCCTTTAATATCAGCATCACTGCACGATCTGACAGACCTGATTTTTTCCATCTGTACACCGATGAACGTGGAATATTGACTTCGGTAGCTAGAAAAGTAAGGTCGGCATTTGCGTGTTTCAGCAAATCCTTTAATAGTTTGTCTTTCAGTTTTAATATCTGAATTTTGCTCAACATTTTAACCTCTCATTAAAAATAATTATTGACAATACTATTATACATGAATATCATATTTTTAAAATAAAAATTGTAAAAAAATTGTAAAAAAATTGTAAAAAAATTGTAAAAATGTATTGACATTGAAATCAGACAAGTTTATTATGAACATAAATCGAATGAGAGAGGTAAACGATGAACATAAATTTTAATATTGACAGTACCGATGATGTTGTGACCGCTATCACAATGCTGAATTATTTATTGGATGGGATGAAACAGAAAACTGAACGTGCTATTGAAAAGTATGAGCAAACTGTTGAAAAATCAGAGCAAACTGTTGAAAAATCAAAACAGACCGTTGAGAAGTCTGAGAGCACACCGGAATTTGAGACATCGGCAGACAGTAACGAAAACCCTGTTGAGAACGGAGAAGTTACGCCCGACATGATGATTAAATTCATCACTGAAAAATTGAAGTCGATGGCGAAGAATGGCAATAAAGAAACTGCCAAACAGTTCATGCGTGACCATAAACTGCCGAATGTGAGTGCGTTGTCTTCACTCGCAATCAGTCGTCTAGAGACTGTATATCACGATGTTGCAAAAATCTAGGAGTCACAATGAGTACTACAGACAAAAAACATTGCGACCTGGCACCGTCAGCCAGCGCGAGATATTTGCGATGCACTGCATCACCGAAGTATATTAAATCACTTGGTCTGACGTCTGAACCATCGGAGTATGCTCAGATTGGAACGGCGGTCCATGCGGTTATAGAAAACTGCATCAAGTTTGACATCAAACCTGAATATTATATCGGTCAGACTGTTGAAGGTGTCGTGATTGATACCGCAATGGCAGAGAACGCCTCAAAAGCAGAGAACTACATCAGAAAGCGTGCTGAAGAACTCACGTCGGCAGACACGATGTTTGGTGTATACAGTGAGATATATGTTGAACTGTCATTCCTTGATATTGAAGGTCTTGACGGTGGAACGGTGGATTGTGCAATCATTACCGAGAATGAACTCGAAGTGATTGACTACAAGAACGGCAGTGTGTATGTTGACGAGACCTGCAACAGTCAGTTGATGATTTACGCAATCGGTCTTATTCACAAGTTTGAACTTAAGAACGGTGCTGTAAATCTGACAATTATTCAGCCTAATTCGAAGGGTGATGCAATCCGCACATATCACACATCAGTTGATGAAGTGTTGAAATGGCGTGATGTGGTTCTACTGCCTAAAGGCAAGCAGATAATGCAGGGTGGTGCATTCAAACCGAGTGAGATTGCATGTAAATACTGCCCGGCTAAAGCAGTATGTGCTTCACTTAAAGACAGTCTTGAGAAACAAGCCATGATTGAATTCGAACAGTCCAAAGATTTGCCGGACGTGATGAGCCTGACTGCAGAGCAGAAAGCAAAGATTGTTGAAGTTGCTGACCAGATTACCGATTTCATAGAAACCGTGAAGAAGAATGTATTATCCGAGATTAAAAAAGGTTCAAAGGAATACGATACGGTCTTAAAGCTGGTCCGTAAGAATACTAAGCGCAGATTCACAGAGATTGCGAGCGACCCGATCATGTCTCCGTTGCTTGACGTGCTGGACTATGATGAAGTTTATAAATCTTCAATGCGCAGTTTGAGCGAGATTGAGAAATCACTCAAGAAGAAACTGAGCAAGGAAGATTTCGAAAATATTATTGCCGAGTGCGTTGAAAAGCCACTGGGCGATATTGAAGTTGTGCCGTTGAGTGATAAACGGCAGAGTGTTGATTATTTATTATTGAATAAGGATTAGTTATATGAGCAATAGAATCATTGTTAAAAACGTGCGTGGTTTATATCCATTCTTGACTGCACCGAGAAAAAACGACAAAGGCGAACCTGGTAAGTATTCCCTTCAGTGTATGCTTAAGAAGGGCGACCCGCAAATCGAAGTGCTGAAGAAGGCGATAATGGTTGCTGCAAAGGAGAAGTTCGGCGAGAATGTAAATCTTAAATCACTGTCATTGCCGTTGCGTGATGGTGATGAACAGGACGCAGAGCACTATCACGGCCATGTGTACTTTAATGCAAACAGTACCAGCGCACCGCAGATTGTGAATCGCTTTAATGAAAAAGCCACAGAGCAGGACTTGTATGAGTATTGCTATTCCGGCGCTACATATCACATCAGTTGCGCTTTTTATGGATATAACAAGAACGGCAACAAGGGTGTTGCGTGTGGTTTGAGTAACGTAATGTTGAGAGCAAAGACAGAACCGATACAATCAGGTGCATCTGCGCAGTCTGACTTTGCGGACCTCAAAGACGATGCAGACGCAGAGTTCGGCAAAGACCCGTATGCACCGCAGAATAAACAGTCTGATGAAGAAGATTTCGGATTTTAACACTTAATTTTAGTCATACGGTCAAAGTGCCGTGACATTACGACAAACGGCACTTTTTATTATATTTATTGGAGATTCTTATTATGCAGATTAAAACGACCAGAGATTATAGTTTATTTCAATCGCAGACAGGCAATCGCAAAATCAGCCGAAACCATGTTCGTGATTTTATCAAATTGATTCAGGATGGCAAATTTCTGCCGACACCTATCATTGTTAATGAAAAATTTGAAATCATAGACGGACAACACCGATTTATCGCATTACGGGAAACAAATCAACTTGTTTACTACGTTGTGGTTGATAAGTCTAACCTTCAGACCACAATCGACCTTAACCGCAATTCGAAAAACTGGACGCCGATGGATTATATTAGTTCGTATGCCGAACAAGGCAATCTTGACTACAAGATATTGCTGGATGCGTGTGTTCAGAACAAGAAAGTACAGCCTGTTTACATCGGTCTGATACTTAACGGTAAGACTGACTACAACTCGCACTATTCAGATACTATCATAAAAGGAGAATTCAGAATTAGCAGTGATGCAGATAAATTAAATCAAGTTCTGAATTTTTATCACAATAAAATCAAGAATAAGCCTGATTTTGAACTTGTAAAGAAGAAATATCGACATGTGGTTTTTTATTTTCTGTATGTGATGATGGTGTTTAAATTCAATGATGCACCGATAAAGTATTACGACAACTTCATTAAGAACCTTGTTAATCTTGATGCTAAGATTGTGAAGAATCTCAAGAAGTACGAAGTTGAACAGACGGCACTCAAACACGGCATTATTGAGAGCTGTCGGATTGCAGGTTCAACGTGGAGTAAATTCGAAGAAATCTACATTAGAGCAGTTAAACGTAAACAGGCATCTTTAATAGCGCCTAAACACACTGTTATTAAACCGACCGTTGACGACATCGTGAATCATCTTAAAGGTAAATGCAATCAAAAGTTGTTTAGCGTGAAAGATACTGCGGAAATTGTTAAGAAGAACAAGGGATTTATTTACTCTGAAATACGTGATGGCAAACTTAAATTTGTCGAGCGTGACAACTTGACAGGTATGCCGTCAAGAACACCTGTCAAGATGATTAAGATTGAAGATTTGGCACAATACTGTTATGACAACAATCTGACAATTTAAGGATTCGACAATGAAAGTAAAAGACCATACCGGCAAAGAATACAAGTCACTGCAGATCATGTGCGATTTATATGGCATTTGGACGACAACATATAAGCGCAGATTGAGCCGTGGATGGTCATTAAAAGATTGTCTGACGTATGAACCGCCTGGATATACTGATCATGAGGGCAACCATTTCAAAACCATACGTGAGATGGCTGAACACTGGGGAATTACAGAGCACCGCCTAGAAATACGAATGTCGCGAGGATGGTCGCTTCGTGATGCTTTGACCTTAAGACGATACCGGCACAGAAAAAAATAGTCCTGCTTACCGTGACAGGACTATTAAAAGCGGTTTGTTTGGATATTAGTTTAAATCTACAACATAACTTGAGAGTTATTTTCACATAGGACCCCATGGGGCTGTATGTGCCTGCGTTCACCCGGCAGGAGGGGATTAAACTAAAAAAAACCATGTACATTATAGCACAACAGGAAGATAAATTTTATGATGACTAATTTAGAATTTAATAAGAGAGCTGACGCTCTAAGAGAATCACCGGAAACAAAAGAAAATTTTGTGTGCGACCAAATCACAGAAAATAATCTTTATGATTTCATTTTATATGAAATGTTCAAAGGAGATTCAGAGAAAATGAATGAAGCTCTAGTAGATTATTATTCTGATGATTATGACAGATATTGCGACGATATTATTTCTACTTGGATTGAGGGAGACGAGTATGACGAATAGACCTTTAAAAGATGTGGTTCATTCTGATATTAAGTATTTTCAGAAAAAGTTAAATAAATATATCAATCAAGGGATAACCATTAAAAAGGAACTTAAAGAATTAAGAAAAAATGCTACTCAGAATGTGGATAGTATTCTTAAAAAGTTGGAATACCAAGAAAACATAAATAACACAATTAAAAGACATGAGCGTATTTTAGGTTATCTGAAAGACTATGTAGAAAAAGAATTTGGAGAGAGATGATGAATTTAAGAGAATTGCACGAATATATAAGTACTTTTGATTTTTCCAAGTACGGAATTGAACAAATTGATTATGTTGAAATCCGCTTAAAAGGTGATGAAGTTGCTTATCACATTAACACGCAGGAACATAAAATCCCCGAAGTTGTCATGAGTTTGAAAGAATGGATTGAATCACAGATTGTTTATTGTTATTTGAACCGTAAGATTAGGGAATTTTCTATTGAAATCATGGGTCACGATGCAGAAAAGAGAATAGCTTGTATAAAGGGACTGTAGCATGGAATTAGATAAAAGAATGACTTTTAAAGAATTAGCTGAACAATATTTAAAAGAATTCCCTAATGGAATTTGGGTTCGTTTCAATGATGATTCTGATAGCGAATGTAGAGAGCTTTATCTTGACAAAGATTATTTGACAGAATTTTCTCATGTTCTTGATAAGGAAGTCGAAGGTTATTATTTTGATGAATGTGATTATGAAATTTTGGAGGTATTTTTAAAGTGGAATTAGATAGTAGAATTAAATCAAAATTAGATATTTTGACTTGTTCGGTGTGGAGATAGAAGAATGAACGCACTTGCATACATTTTGTTAATAATTGCTTTTTTGGAATTAACAATCATGTGTGTTAATTATAAACACGAAAAGCAAGAATTAAAGACCGAATACATATTAAAATGCGTTGAATTAAAGCATGTATCTGATAATGTAATGACGTGCAGTAGTTTAAAAATTCACAAAATTTTGAGTAAGAATGTGCTGGAAAACAAAAGTGAATAATTCAGAGTTTAAACCAAAACCATTGGAAGATGTATTAGATGCTCTTTACATGAAGCTTGAGGTAGAGAGTATATGTCGTATGTCTAGCAGTGATACCCTAAAATTACTAGCTAGTGTTATATGGTATTTGGAAGATCTGAAAGAAATCAAAGATGTACTGAAGAAATTGAACAGGTGCGACGAGTGGAAGAACCGGAAATTAGACCTGCAGAATTAAAGGGTCTCATTATTGAACATATCTTGAATAACAGGTGCATTATGGATATGACTGAATCACTGACCAGGAAATACCACAATGCACTCCTGGATGAAGTGGCAGACATATCTTTTACGACCTATTCATGTGACTGCGGACAAAGAATGATGGATGTTATATGCGATCAGATATGTGAACATCTATGCCAGATGCTTGATGACCTTCGTTGCATTAACAATCTCCGGTCATTAAGACAGTGCGACTATGACGACGCAGTTCATATACTGCGACAATTAATCTGTACAATAAGGAGCTTGACGTGGAACTGACGTGTGACGTTGAGTGTTACCGAAATTATTTTCTTGTGACAGTTTATTCAATAAAGCACAGGACTGCAAGGTATTTTGAGATGTTTAACGATCATTGTGATGACTTGACACTACTTCGCAGACTGTTAAAAAACCATACAATAATCACGTTTAACGGCAATAACTACGACATACCGCTGATTTATATGTTTCTGGACGGATGCACAAATGAAAAACTGAAAGAAACGTCAGACAATATAATCAACGGTGTCTCTAAGCCGTGGAGTATCATTAAATCATATAAATCATTCAATATTGACCATATTGATATATTTGATGTTGCACCAGGCAAAGCGACACTCAAGATCTATGGCGGCAGATTGCAGACGGGCACAATTCAGGACCTGCCGTTAGAACCATCAAGTATCATTGATGAATCACAACTGCAGCTCATGAGAAAATACTGTGCCAATGATACTAAGATCACGGCAGAACTGTATAGCGAACTGTCATATCAGATTGGACTGCGCAAACAGATGGGTGATGAACTTGGTACCGACCTTCGTTCAAAAGGCGACTCAAATATCGCGGAAACCATCATTCTGAATAAATTGAAAGAGTTGAATGTTGATATTGATGCACAACCTTATGTGCCAGACACATGGCATTACACAGCACCGGAATTCATACGATTTGAGACTGCACAGTGCCGTCAGTTACTCACGGAGTATGAATCACAGGAATTCACGCTTGACAATGCCGGACACGTTGTCTTTAAATTCAGCGATGGTAAACCGCAACGGCAGATCACTATAGGTCTGACAACCTATACCGCTGCACTCGGTGGTATTCACTCATGTGAAGAATCTGTATGTTATACCGCAGAGAACGATCATATCATTGAAGATTGTGACGTGACTTCGTATTATCCTTCAACAATACTGAACAACAACATTTACCCCGAACATCTGGGAATTGAGTTCATCCATGTATACGGCGGAATAGTTGCTGACAGAATCAAGGCAAAGCAGAATCACGACAAAGACAAAGCACAGGCATTGAAGATACCTATTAACGCAACCTTCGGTAAACTATCAAGCAAGTACAGTAAACTTTATTCGCCATACTGCTCACCGAGAGTTACAATCACCGGGCAACTGTCTTTACTGATGCTGATTGAGCAACTTGAGAAAAACGGCATATCAGTCATCAGCGCCAACACGGATGGCATTGTGACATATTTTCACAAATCAAAGAAATCATTAAAAGACCGCATAGTCGCTGATTGGTGCCGAGTGACCAGATACGATATGGAAATCACACCGTACAGGCTCATAGCAAGCAGAGATGTGAACAACTATGTGGCAATCAAGACTGACAACCACGTCAAGGCAAAAGGCTCATACGCTGATTTAACAGACCCCTACAATCGTTTACGCCTTAATCCACGCACACCCATTTGTTACACTGCAGTTCGTAACTATCTGTATGATGGAACACCTATTGAACAGACTGTCAAACGGTGTACTGACATTCGGCAGTTCCTGACTGTTGCACAGGTTAACGGCGGTGCGGTATATGATGGTTTAAAATTCGGCAAGTCAATTAGATATTATTATTCCATTTATTCACTCGATTGGTTTGAACGTACAAGCGGTGGCAAGGTTCCCATGACTGATGAATCACGACCATGTATGACACTGCCGGATGAATTGCCTGCAGATATTGATTATCAGATTTACATAGATCTTGCGGAAAGGTATCTGACCGAACTCGGGATATAAGATATAAAAAACCCGTAACAAGTACGGGCGAATTTATATAATTGGAGTAAAAAAAATATGCTACACTGGATATTATATCAAAGTTGCACCGGATTGCACAGTCTGATATAATATCCGGTGTGAAAAATATCGGCATTTCACGCGCCCGTAATCTTGAATTGCACTCAAATTACGGGTTTTTTATTGTCTTTTTATCAAATAATGTGATCTACATCTCAAATATATATCAAAAATAATATAAAAGCGCTTGTTTTTAGCAAAAAAATCACTATAATACTAGGTAAAGGTTAAGAACAAATACAGGAAATGATTGAAGGAGTTTAACATGAAAAAATACGAAATTAAAAATATGAATGGCACTGTATTATCAGCGTATGCTCACATCAGCGAAGTGTTGGAACAGTTAAGAAACTATGCCGATGTGCAGGACGAGTTCAATTATCAGTTGAACTATAAGGGTGAGTGCATCTGTTACGGCACTGCTGTCGAAATTATTGCGTGGATTATGGAGTGAGAAAAATGAAAGATAATTTATTGCTGGGATTGTTTGCAGTAGCATCACTTGTATTTTTCTGTATGTCACTGCATAGCGCGCTGAATACACCGGAAGTCGAGTTCAGCTACTCTACCAAACAGTGTAAACGAGTTATTTATATGGACGGCAGAATCACTGACTGTTCAGTACTGCCAAAGAAATATGACAGAGTGTGGGTGAAATGATGAAGAACACATTACAGGACCTGAACAATCACTTGTTTGCTCAGTTGGAGCGACTGACCGATGAAGACTTGACTGATGAGCAACTTGAGCATGAGATTAAACGCTCCAAATCTGTTGTATCTGTTGCTCATACAATCGTTGACAATACCAGGGTGCAAGTAGATATGTATCGGCTTTACAATGAGCACAAGACGTATGCTGATGATCCGAACAGTGCATTGCCTAAGACATTCTGCGAAGTGCTTGGAGTCAAAGATGAGCAGTAAATTTCCTCCTGAGCTTGAAGAATTCATCCGCAAAGTGAGCTGGGGAAAACACCTTCCCGAATTGCACAAGATTGTGACTGCCAAATTTGGTGATATACTGACGCAGGAACAACTTAAATCGTTTCTAGCTCGAAAGCACATCATCAGATTTGAAAACCACGGCAAATTTGAAAAAGGTCACGTTCCGGCAAACAAAGGCAAAAAGATGCCTGCTGCAGTCTATGAGAAGTCTAAACATACAATGTTTAAGAAAGGACATCAGCCTAACAATCATCGTGAAGTCGGCTCAGAAAGAATCAACGTTGAAGGATATGTTGAGATTAAAGTTGCCGAGCCTAACCGCTGGCAGTTAAAGCATCGTGTGATATATGAGAACCACCACAATGTTAAATTAAAGAGTACCGATGTCGTGATATTTCTCGATGGTAACAAACAGAACTTCGACATTGAGAATCTTGCGCTGATAGACCGTGGAATCAATGCAATCATGAATCATGAGGGCATGAGATTTGCTGACGCTGAAATAACCCGAACCGAAGTGAACATTGCCAAACTGAAAAAAGCAATTACTGTTGCAAAGAGAAAATTAAAAGAGGTTAAAAATGACCAGATTTGAACTTAAGACTATTCGTAAATCACTATTTGGTACGATTGAAGACTGTTCAAAGCGTACCGGGTATTCACAGTCACACATCAGAGCTGTTGAACGTGGCTCATGTGCAGTCACGGACAAGTACGTCATCACAATATGTAAAGCCGTTACACATGAAGACTGCGTGAGATTAAAGATGCTTATAGACCAGATTATCAAGATTAAAGGGGTTTACAATGACTAAAGGAGTCACACCTTATGAAATGTAAAGATCATCTTGGCAATGAATTTGATTCGCTGAGAGACATGTGTAAGCATTACGGAATCGGTATTGAGACCTTCCGTATGCGTATGAGATATAAATGGACTCTCGAGAGAGCGTTGACGCAGCCAATACGTTATTATAAAAAGTGTAAAGACCATCTCGGTAACGAGTTTAAATCTGAACTGGAGATGTGCCGATATTGGCATATAACTCTCTCCACCTTCCGCAGTCGAATGTCGGGAAATTGGAGCTTGAAAGATGCACTGACAATGCCTGTTCTTGGTGTCGGTGCGTCAATACCAGCGAGAGATCATCTTGGCAGAGACTATCCCTCCATGAGTGCGATGTTCAGGGCATGGGGATGGAATGTGAATCATGCTTTTGCGAAGCTAAGTGGCGGCAAAGTCTCGATTGAAGAACTGCTCACACACTCATACAAGCGTGATAAGTTCGGTAACAATCGATCATGTAAAGACCATCTCGGAAACGAGTTCAAGTCTATAAAAGACTTGTGCCGACATTGGAAAGTGGACTACTCCATATTCTACGCGCGTTACAATGCGAAGCGCTGGACTGTGGAACGTGCCTTGACTGAGCCTGTTCACCATAAAAGGAAGAAAGATGGAGTTTAAAGACGATGAAATCCATTGAATATAACGGCAGAACTTTTAAAAGCGTTCGCAAATTTTGTGATGTATTTCACATTGATTATAAAACCACGATGCAACGCATCAATCGTGGATGGTCAGTGAATGACTGCATCATCGGAAAGCGTAAACACGGTAATTATTCGGTGTCAGACCACAATGGTTATAAATATCCGTCAGTAATTGCCATGTGTCGGTTTTACGAGGTTGATTACGGTTATTTCTGCGAACAAAGACGCAATAACAAGAAGTTATCGGAGATTTTAGAATGATTAAATTATTACCGCATCAGTCGGCTGCGCTGGAACGTACACGAAAATTCAACAATGTGGCGTACTACCACGACATGGGTTTAGGTAAAACCTTCGTTGGTGCAGAAAAGGCAGTGCAGTTTGGGAGTAGACAGATTTTAGTTGTATGTCAGAAGTCTAAAATCAATGACTGGATAGAGCACTTTACAGAACACTACTCAATGCCTGTATTTGATTTATCAAAACAAAAAGAACTAGACGTATCTTATATCGGTGTCGGTGTTATCAATTACGATTTACTGACCAGAAGGCAATCACTGCTGAATATGCGTGACTTCGTGCTGATGCTTGATGAATCTTCAATGATTCAAAATGAGACTGCGAAACGTACACGGGTTGTCATGAGATTGAAACCATCTCATATTATTCTGTTGTCCGGTACACCTGTCGGTGGAAAATATGAGCATCTATACAGTCAGTTGAGACTGCTTGGCTATAAGATAAATAAACAGCAATACTGGGAGCGGTTCATAAATTACCGTGTGGCAAATTTCGGTGGCAATCAGGTAAAGTTAGTCACCGGGTACAAGAATATAAACCAGCTCAAAGACATATTAAAGTCATACGGTGCAGACTTTATTAAGACTGAAGAAGTAATCAGCCTGCCGGAACAATCATTCATTCGATGCAGTCAGCCGATACCTAAACAATACAGACAGTTACTCAAAGACGGACATACAATCATCAATGATGAAGAAGTCATTGCTGACAATCCGCTGAAGAAACTGCTATATCTTCGTGGTATCTGTGCAACGTCTGATGAACGCATGAAAGCATTGTCTGATTTACTCGAATCAACGAGCAAGCGTGTTGTGGTTTTCTATAATTTTAACGCTGAATTGTTTGCGATGAAGAAAATTGTCGGAGAAAGACGTGTGAGTGTGGTTAACGGCACAATGAAAGATATGACAAACTTCATGAATCATGAATACTCAGTGTTGTTCGTGCAGTATCAAAGCGGTGCAATGGGACTTAATCTTCAGATTGCAGACATCATCATCTACAACTCGTTACCATTGTCAAGCGAACTGTATGAGCAAAGCAAGAAACGCATACACAGAGTAAACCAGACACGACCGTGCTTTTACTATATTCTTAAATGTGCCGGGTCCGTTGAAGACAATATTGAACGTACGCTGAATTTAAGACGAGACTACACAAACGCATTGTTTGAGAGCGAGTTCAAATGCTAGAAAAACCTTTTGAGCTTAAATTAAGAAAAGCCATTACGCAAAAAGGCGGTTGGGTTGTTAAATACTTCGGCTGCGGAATGTCGGCATCCGGAACACCTGATTTACTATGCTGCGTTAATGGCTACTTCATGGCAATCGAGTGTAAATCTTCAACAGGTAAACCGTCAGATTTACAGAAAATCAAATTAAATCAGATACTTAAGAGCGGTGGTATCGGTATTGTTGCATCACCGAAGAACTACACTGATGTATTGCAGTTAATTGACTGTCTTATGATTAAAGATGTGACACATATCACATCTTTAATTGAGAAAATAAACAGTATGTATGATGTTTGATATGCTGGTCAACCTTTACGAATCTTGTATGACAGAATCAAAGCACACACATCGACAATATTCTGTGTGCTTTGATTTGACAGACATTCAACGCCTTTGCGATAGACTGCGTTAAATAACTGACCGTTGTCTATTTTTGTATTGTCTATCAGTTCCCCGGCATTGTCTCTGATGTGGTTAATCAGGTTTTCTAGATTTTCTCTCTGTTCTTGATTCATTGTTTCCGCCTATAAGGTTTATATCAAGTTCCTGAATTTCGTCAAAAGACTGCTGCTGCGGTTTAGGTTGTTCAGAACTGCATAGAGCATTTAATATACTCACTCGGCTGTCAATAATTCCAGATGTATAAACATTCGCATTGTACCATTCCGAAGTTGTTATATCCTGCGGTGTAAAGTTCGGTCTGTTGCAAGTAGAGAACCACTGATACAGAACCATTACAGGCGATTCTGTTTCTATTCTCGGTTTCTTGATGCCTTCAACAACGTAGATATAGACCCTGCCGTTGGACGACGGGTGAACATGATTCCACCATCTTGTTAAACTGACTAAATTCGGGTCGGGTATTTCAACTGAACTGTCACGGGCGGATTTAGCTAGTTTCCATACAACACCGGAACTGTCAGTAAATTGACCAGGCATGGTTAAATCTTTAAATTGTGTCAGACCAATAGGAACCTTGGGTTGAATCTGACTGCTAATCATACCCGATGTCAGATTCGGAGTTGTATATAAATTATTCATCGTGTAAGCATCTCCATTCGTGCAGTAAAGCGGTTGACAGATGGATTAAATTTTCTTTGTATGCTTTCATGTCATTATTCTTCATAGCATTAGTCATCTCTTCATATTCCATCTTGACAATATCACTTGGATTGTCATATTTACTCCATGTTGCAGGTGGATTACGGTCAATCTCTGCACATGCATCCATGAATTTTTTGTCCGTCTCTGATGGTTTCCATGATTTAGTTGCAATTTCTATCATAATCTCATGTCCAGTGTCATTGTTATTTTCCACATGGTGTGACTGCCGTTTCTGAATAGTAACGACTTATCATACTTTCCATTCTTAATTCTCACTGTCTTTGTGATGTTGGTATTACCATCAGGCAGTGGCATGTTAAACCACGCACACCCGTACTTTAAATTACTGATGTAAAATGTCTCAAATACAGGTAACTGTGTCTCGTCAAGTTGCAGCGTGATTGACACTTCTTTATCGGTTGCATTGTGAACCATCACTCGCTGACGTGCTGAACCATCAGCGAAGCTGGTTCTCAAGACAGCCGGGGAATAGGTTTCTTTATAACTGCTCTGTAATGGCAGTGGCAGTGATTGAGGATATGCAGGTAGCGCCATTTTCGGTTCTCCTATTACTGACGATGTTTCTTCCTATTTTATCACAAAAAAGCACCCTTTCGAGTGCTTTAAAAATGTACCGAGAATAAATTATGAAAAAAACTTATGCACCAGTAGTTGCAGCCGGTTTTAAAGCGTTAATAATCGCTTGTGTCTGTGCAGCTTGTGATTGTGCAAACTGTCCAGCAAGTGTATTGAGTTGCTGTGTTACCTGATTCTGTGCAGTCAAGCTTGCAATCATCGCTCTTGCCTGCGCTAATTCATCAATCTTGTTTTCATACTGAATCTGTCTCTGCAATTCTCTGTTTTTACATGCTTCATCAGTTACAGTTTTAACAACCTCGCAACAGCACTTCTGTTGTCCGTTGGCAAGCTCCTGCGCCTGCAATCTGTTTAATCCATTTTGTTCAACCACCGCTAACTGATTCTGATAACCTTGATTCAGAATAGCCGTATTAACAGAATTAAAGCCGTTATTCATGCCTTGATTAAGATTTGCGGAGTTCTGGCACTGTGCTAGGGTATTTCCTTGCACTGCATTCTCTACACTGTTTATTGCGGTTGATAAAAACTGTGTCTGACCGCAACTCTGAAGTAAACTGTCACGACTTGCGGTGTTCACTGCTGCAGTTGTTTGTGCAGTGTTTAAATCAGTTAGTTGTTGCTGGATTCCATTCAGCATACCGGAATTGTAACCCACATCTCCGGCAACGGCACCGCCACGGTTACCATATAATCCGTTACCACCCCAGATTGTGCCAAGCAGTAAACCACCGATTGCGCCAGCACCTAAAGCAAGGGCATTGCCACCACCAAATCCACCGTCAGGAATAATTGTCTTTGTGATTTCATCCATAATGCTTTCTCCTTTTTCTTATGGTTAAAAGACATTATGACTGATGCGAATACGGGATTGCTATTTATTTTCAGATGTGTGACTTTCGTCACTGTGTTTAAGATTGTTGATTAAACTGTCATTTTTCATTGATAATAATTTTAGACTGTTTCTTAATATCGGCGGTATGGCTTTACCGTAGCCCATGCGTTCGATATTTTCAAGAATTGAACCGCTCTCATTGATTATATATGCGATGATTACCGCTTGTCTGATGTATTCAATGTGGCATACTTCATCAATACCATGTGCGAGAACTACAAACAGAAACATGATGACTTTCTTGATAATACCGTGACTTCCGACTGCCGATGACCATTCCCGGCATTTAAACGCTGACAGTGTGCCTGTTGTGTAGTCAATCACGCAGAACACGAACAGCCATGTGATTGACAAATCAACGTCACCGAGTAGCCACAAGATTGCACTTGTAGAAAAACCGCAGATTGTCGCAATTTGAGACGGCAGATATTCACATATCACTTTTAAGACTCTCCAGCAGTGTGACTAATTTATTTCTAATCATAAGATAGTCAAGCAGATATTTAATAATCTCGGCACATTCCTGTTTCTCAAGGTTATCCGTGGTTTCGATACATTTAATTTTTAAGTGATTGATTAAGATACTTAATTCTTCATCAGTTGGTCGATTTTCATGTTCCATTTCTCGTAGTAATCCTTTACGCTGACGAATTTACCCAGATTGTTATTCTGTACATTACGCAACAGTGTTGCTGGTAACAATCGATCATTTTCGATTGAATTTAAAATTTGATTCAGACCACCTACACCCTGCTGATGTGCAAGATAGATGTTTGTTGGAGTGATTTTAATGCCACGTCTGAGCATATTCCTGATGTTGTTAAAAGTGAGTCGCTTGAACGCTGACAGTGATGATTGCGCATCGAACGGATCAATCAGCCGATATTCCCTCGCAACTGATGGTACAAATTGAAAAAGACCTTTAGCACCCGAGTATTTATTATACGCGTTTGCCTTATGGTTGGATTCAATCGTAATCACTGCATCAACGAACGTGTTATCTGAATACCACAAGTCGCCTTTTTTGTATATTTCAGCATCTTGAATTTCTGAATAGTCAAACATTTTAATCACCTTGTAAAGTTACTGAATAACCAGCTAATCACACAAAGCAAAGCCACTAACAGAATTATATCATATATGAAATCGGTCATGGTTTAATAATTGCAAACTTTTAATAACGCATTGTATTTTACTGCGAGTTCGTCACATTCTCGGACAATATCCAAACTGTCTTTAATCTTTCGTAATAATTCGTCTTCTGTGTAACATTTAACACCGGGTTTATTTCCGGTTTTTTCGGGCAGTCGTCTATCACGGGTCTTACTGTCTGACACGCAGTCGTGTTTAACAGTAACAGTATCGCGCAGATTGTCAGCCTTAATCTTTTCATTCTCATACATTTCTCCCATCTCATGAATCTGTTGCAGATAGTCTGCAACAATGCGGTTCTGTTCATTCTGATAGTCGCGCTCGGTCTGAATAATCTTCTGTGCATAGTCAAGTTTCTGTGCAGTAATCTTGTCAATCATTGAATCTCTGCCCTGCTTATAGCCATACCCGAAGATGACAAGCATTATTGAGACTATTCCGATGATTGTGTATGCATGGTTTAACATATTACTATCTCCAGCAGTTGTCTGTCCCAGCAGATGTTTAATTTCTTAACGATGGAATAACGGTTATCAAGAAATACATCAGTTGAAATAAAATCACCGATTACACCTTTGTAAACTACTGATTTAATTGAAGATTTGTATATAGATATTTGAGTATTAAGTGACAGGTCGAGAATGTCAAGGTAATCAGACAATGAAGTATTTGCTATCATATTACACCCTTAATCTGATGTGGTATTCCAGATATTTAAAGTGTTTGTCAACTGTATCAATTCTGAACCCGACAACCTTGCATTTATCATAATCATGGCAGTCATAGAAAATAATGTCACTTGCTTTTCTTACGACAATTAAACCGAGTTCTTTGTCTAATATGTCATGTATGTAAATCTTGTAGGTTGCATATTTCTGTTTACTGACAACAAGTTCAATACATTCCGCTAGATTCATTCAGCCTTTTCCCAGTCATCACTCTGAATCATAGCCATTAAATTCACATAATCCGTGTTCAGCTCTTCGAAGTTGTCAATAATGATTCCATCATGGATATATGATTTGTCAACATGACAGTGCTGAACGTCAAATCTGACAAGCCACCCTCTGAATTTTTTATTCTTATACTGATAAGTTCCCGGTTCGAAGTGACCGACTTCACTCTCACACTCGCACAATTTCATACGCACACCCCTTTTTAGACAAGATGATTATATCACGCATGACAGATATTATCTATCCTCAAACAATTTAACCTTAACATTCTTACATAATTCTTTAATCTCATTGTCATTCTTTAAATCAGTTTTATATGCTTTTAAACATATTTTTTCTAAATTATCAGACTGTTCAATAGTTTGATTGTCTCGTTTAACGGCTAGGTATGAAATTGTCAATAAACCGATTATTGCGATTAACCCAATAATACCAAGTCCAATAGTGTCAATCTTATCCATAAATCTCTCACTTGAGTAAGTGTCTTGCAAGACAATTTAACTTCACATCCCACGTGGGAACGCATGAGATTTTAACTCATTTATAGCAAGACACTTGAACCTATTTGCTACTTAAATTGCTACTCTATTTGCTACTTTTTAATTGCTCAATTAAACTTTCTAATTCATTAATCCTCACTCTAGCATCATGCCTTTGTGATTTATCTTCTCGGTATGCTTCTTCTGATAATTCACCCTCAGCAAACTTAATAGCCTTGTAATCGGTATCGCATAGATATTTTTTCAGTTCTACGATTTCAGATTGATACTGTTCAATTAGAATCATACTCTCAGTTTTCTTAGGCGCAAAACCTTTCAAATAAGTCCACCCATTAACTTCGCTAACTTCTGTATCTGTAATAGCAACGGTATTATCTTGCCAACCTAATTGATAAGCTAATTGTGTACTTTCAGTAAATGAACCTAAATGCTTATCATCATACAGCTTGTCGTAATAGTATGTGTTAGGTACTTGTTCAATTACTGTTTCTTGGGTTTCTTGTTCTTCGATATAATTTTCAAGTTCTGTAATCTGTTCCATTATTTAATCTCCTTAAACGTTGCCTTGACATGGGGACAATCTTAGCCAAGAAATCTTTCTAGTGCTATCTATATCATCCGCTGTGCAATAAATTGTCATGCTTACATTAGCCCTTACGGGTATTAAAGCAAATACAAAATAATAATCATTATTCTTCACGGAATAAAATGATTCTCTAATAACCCCACCAATCAGCCAAATTCCAAAAGGTTTATTTTTTTGCCCTATATTTAGTGTTGCCCATCCATCAACTGTAGGCGTAAACGTCCCGATGGTAGTATTAGTAACGTCAAAATCTGTTGTATCTAAATTTATGCTGTTGCTCCATAAACTCAAAGCACCCGGATTGACTCCATTAAATGATTTCCATTTGTTTGTGGAATAACCTAATTCATAAGTATTATCACTTCTAGGAACAAAATCTATACTAGAAACATATGAAACGGAGCTATCACCTTCATAATTTAAAAATTCAACCCAAGTATTTAAAGCATTATTTAATGCTCCAATATTTACAAAAGTCCATCCATTGCGTATAACACCACGAGCAATTTCAAAAGTTCTAACATTATTTTTATCCACAAAATTAAACCCGGTCCATCTATTAGAAGTCCAAGGGTTTTCAGCGGTAGGTAATTCACCAGCAACTTCTCCTGTATTTTTTATGCGAAATCTATACCCATTAACATCAACAAAATTTCCGTTAAAATACTTGTTACCTTTGATAGTCTCATCACCAGTAGTATGTACAACATCATCACTATATACTTTAGACCATTTGCTTGTGGAGGTGCCTAATGAAGAATTATTAGTATTATTTGGATGTGGCTTTAATTCACCATTTTGATATTGCAATATATCAGTGTTCGTGTCACTTTTAGAAACGATTAAAACAGAGTTAGTATATGCACTTCTATCTTGACCACTAAGAACTATTGAGCCACCTTTACCCCAAGTTGTACCACCATCTAATTCAATGAATGAATTATCTAAATTACATGTAACTTTTTTACTACCTTGAATGATTACATTAGAATTAAAAGTCTTAACTCCCCCTATTGTCTGATTACTGTTAACGTCCACAAACTCGCTTGCATTATGCGTTAGAATATCCCCACATGCTACACCGTTAATCGTTAAACTCTTGATATATGCGTTGTTCCATTGTGCAGTAGAACTACCTAGATTAACAGTTCCATCTGTACTAGGAATTAAACTACCACTAATCTGATTACTGCCAGCTAATGGAATTTTAGTAGTATCACTTGTAATAAATCCACTATCATTAGTCAAGTCACTTGTTTTTGATGGAATTGTAGGTTTATTTGAGAGGTCATTATAACTTCCAGATGTAGCAACAGTCGCTAATCCACTTGTAATATCGCTTGCACTGTGTGTATGTGAACTGCTCGCTTTACCGCCTAAAGCGTTAGTAATTACTTTATTCTGTACCGGATTTTCCGATGTAGTAGATAGTTCATCATCTATCGTGATGGTCATCTGAATTACGCCTAATTCACGATATGCACTGTTTTCCCACACATATGCAGTGTATTTACCTGTGTCCGGAATAATCACAAGATACATTACACCCTCGGTTCCGGTTTGTGGCAATTCAGCTACAATTTGAAAAGTACGTACCATCAATTCTTGAATTGCCGTTGCAATCTTGCTATCAACTTCACTGCCACTTATCGCCGAACCTATCAAATTGTTCAGTAAATTCCAGTTGTTTGATAAATCTGCATACCAATCCGCCTGATATTTATCCGGATTTATAACTCCATTGCTCAATACTTCTCTTGCCATATCCTAATCCTTTGTAATGTTAGTAACTCTTGCCGTATGGACTGCCACCGTAAAGTGAAACACCATATCCCTCGCGCATAGGTAAATCGTCAACAAATATTGTGTGGTCGTAGTTTATCAGTGTGACAGTACATTTCTTTTCTGATGGTTTAACGCTTTCAACCCAGCATGGTACAATGTATCCGAAGGTTAATCTAGGCGGTTCAACGTCTGCGTCATATTCAAAAGGCAGTTCATACTTCAATCTCACGCGACTGTTTGTCAGCCATCTATCAATCTCGCATAGATGTGGTGTGCCTTCCTGGTCTGTGATTAAGAAGTTCTTACCGCTGCGATATGTTGTTGTGTTAATCGGTGGATTAACTGTCAGTGTCCTGTTATCAGATTCAACTGACATAACTCTTGCAGTATAGTTGTATATAGGCTGATAGCTTAAACCGTTGTCGTCCGTATGGTAAATATTATTCTGCGTTGTCTGACTGTACCTCTGTTGCATTTCTTTTGCAAACAAGCTGGCATATGAACCATCAAGCGCAATTCCCACGAAATCTTTATAATTGACATTCAGACTGTCGAATTCTGTGTCGATTGTAATCTGTATGCGCTGACGTTTAAGACTGCGTAATCTTCTCGAACCCATTGCAATCGCCTGTTGTCGCTCGGTCACTCCGAACGCTTGCAGTGTCTCACTATGTTTACTTGTTGAATAGTCTGTTGCAACAATCTTATTGTAGTTTACTGACGTGTTGTCAGTATTAAGATGTACATATACAGTCTTCGTCTTGTAAGTATCGACATCTGTATAGGTAACCACAACTTCGTCAACATCATCAAGTTTAGGCAGTGCGACCATAATGTTAAGATTGTTATAATTCTGTGGTGTAAACAGAAAATCAAAATTTGTGATGGAATATTTGTCGCTGTCACTGAACATGATATTCTTGGTACCGTTCACTGCTTTTTCGTTAATCTGCACAATCTGAAGATGGTCTGCCCGGGTACACAATTCAGAATAGCCTATGTGCAACATATCGCTCAATACCTGCAACAATGTGTTATCTGTATCAAGTGTACCGTTGCATCGCAAACCTCTAACCTTCCACTGCGCATCCAGGTCAGCGAGATTGTCAATATTCAGCAAATTAGCAAATTTAGAATTCTGACAAACATAATTAACGGCTGGTGCCAGATTGCGTGTTGGTTCAAGCGTACTGTTGTCGCCAATAACAGGCAGTTTACGTGTAAACATTGTCGATATCTGATTCTGATTCATTTCAGACAGTGTTTCGTTGCCCTCAAAACGCATCAGCAATGTTGTCATGTCGTCATACGATTGCGGATTTGCAATAACTGATTTGAGTCCGGTCCAGCGTACTTCTTCACGATATTTAGTAGTTTCATCAGTATGTTCCGGTGTCAGTTTGTAACATCTGAAATACCAGTCACCTTGTGGCAAATCAAATTTTTCAGTCACGCCCACTGCATCCATTCCGGTAGATGTGTATTCGCCGTTACTAAATTTTTTGATACCCTGGCTTGTCAAGGTAATATCTCTATGCTGCCATTCAATATCGCCTTTTCTCTGATATTCAATTCTGACTTCAACGTAGTATGGCTGAATATCAGCGTTATCATCCATGTAATAAATGCCTGACGGTGCAGTAAAGTCAAGTTCAATTTCAGAAACTTCTACTCCGATAGGCGCAGCGCGATATGGTCCGCACATCGAATTGTTTATATCTTTAGTCGAGAAACCTTGCGTAAGATTTTCAACAACAACATTTTTCTGAATTGAGTCTACCGCCCAGAACCCAGTCCAATCCGGGTATAAATTACCCTCGCTGTCACATCTGTGCAGCATTACTTTAGTTACTGACGGAGCGTAGCATGGTGCATCTTCCCACTTATTGCCTATCTTAACTTGCTTAAGATATTGGCTCATATATGGATCGGTAAATTCTCTGCCCTTGTAGTCTTTGCTAGAAAGCATAATATCTCGATTATAAACTCTGTGGTTCTGATGCGGTGTCGTGAACAGTCTCTTTGCACTATCACTGATCAATAGACTCTTGCTATCGCTATTCGCAAGTATCGGTGAATCCCAATCTGCACTGAAATTGTTTTCGCCATAAACGGCAACAACCTTGTAATACCCATTATCGTCAACAGTACCCCTATCCTCATCATAGAAATCCCAGATACTGCTAGGTGTAGCGGTCACACGAACGGCAACGCAGTTATGACCGAATCCATATTCTGTCACTGGTGCAACTTCACCCTTGCCGTCAGATACTATGAACTCCCAATCTTTTTCCAATTCTTCAGGACTAAATTCAGACTCAATTTCTGAGTACCAACCACCTCCGGCACCGGTCGGAACGAGTTTATTACCAACTTGCTCGAAATCAAAAGCAGATATGATCTTATTGCCTACTTTTGGCAATGAGAAACATAGCTTGCTTACTCTAACCCATTCGGTGGTATAGGCATAAGTTTCACTTGTCGAAACTCCGGCAAGTTCCATCAGTATACCCTCGTTTCCTAAACCGCTGGACATTATATCGATTGTCTTGCCTTCGAGTTCTTTTCTATGACATTTAACTACTTTAACACGTCCGCAATATCCGGTTTTAACTCTGAATTTAGCACCGGTTTTCATGCGGCTGTTCCACAATTTATAAGTACCGCCACTGTTAATCTTTAATTCATAGCATAGCGGATCGCCTTTATATGAATACGTTGCAGTCTGCTGATACAGTGAACCGGTTCTGCCTCGATAAGCGATATAGCCCCAGACGTTATTGTAAGTGTTCATACCTGCTGCGCTGTAGCAAGCAATTCTACAATTGTCTGGTATAGTCTGTAAATCCACTGTACCGTGTGTAGTCGCGCCGCCATAGACGTCTTGTGAATTAACCACATAATCATAGATGTAGTATGATGTAATAGGTATCCAACCTCCCGTTGTCTGATAAACATGACGGCAGTTATTACCTAGCAACAAATAGTTATCGAGAGTAGTCGACGGATACCATGTGTTTTGGCTTTGATTGAATTTCGATGAATTAAGTTCCCACTTCTCACCACCCCAGCGTCTGGCACTCTCTGCAATAGAGAGTTCGTTTGCTGGAATATCGAGTAATCTCAATACCGGATCCGTGCCGTCAGCGTAAAAATCACGCTGATTTACATACATATGATAGTAAGTGCTCTGTGGCCAGGGTGAACTTGCGTCTGCATCCATCATTTCAACTGATTTAAACGGATAAACTGCGAACTGATGCGGGTGATCAAAACAGTTTCTATAATTCTTCTGACATCTTATCGTCCAATCGCCTGATATTTGCTCAGGGTAATGTTCTGTTGTATCTTGAAAAGCTGGTAGTACCACCCATTCATTGTCTGCACCGCTGATTTTAACCATATCACCGACACGGTATTTCGACAAATCATAGCCCTCGACAAATATTGACTGATATTCAAGATGAACATTATTCTCTATACTTGTAGATGTAAGTGCGTGGAGTGTATGACCGCTGCCGTTTACTTCTGTAGAGTTAAACCAGCATTTGGTGATTTCAGGATCTATAGAGTTGTTTGACAAGTCTTCTCCAGGTTCAGCAACGTGACACTGAATACCGCTTAAGGTGTTTATTGAAGTGTTGCCGATGTATATATCGTCATGGTTTGTAGCGTGCAAGAAATAGCCTACGCCCTGGGACAAGATTAAATCAAGATAGTATTTGTTGTCTTTATAATACGAATGAGGGTCCGATAGGTAGTCCGGGAATTTCTTGAAAAGTCCAAACTGTTCAGGTATTACATCGCCAAGTTTAACCTTGTTGCCTTGTGCGTTTACATCATAGATAGACCTGCCCTGTTGTGTGTCCTTGTTCTTGCCTGTCTTTGAATTAAGTTTATTCATCTGCGACATTGTGTATAGAAATGTTGCAACGACAACAACAAGCATAATCACAAAGGCAAACACCCCTTGTGGTTCAACAATGATTTTTAATTCGGATTTTCCGACAAGTGATGTGTCTCTTGATACAATCTCACCATCCAGCATGAACGACAGTGGTAAATCTTTATATTCGCCATACTGCAACAAGTAATCATTGATGGTCGCGTGTGAATTGTTAATTTCGATTTCTTCCGATTCAATAGTGAAGTTTAAATCATTTCTAGGAACAACCCTCACTAACAACTTCATAATACTTAATCTCCCACGCATTAAATCTCAATCTGCAATCACTTATGCTTTTATAAGCAGTGCCATTCTGTGATGTGTGAAGAATTTTTCTGTCGATAACAACGCCACAATGCCTGAATTTCCCACCACCGTAGAAACACGCTATATACATCTTATTATCGCACAATTCTTGTTCTTTTACCTGTCTATATTTAACTTTTTCTTTGACTAAATTCTCATTCTCTGATGTCGCATCACAGATTGATTTGTCCAGGGGCAGTGTGATACCGAGTTCATCACGATAGAAACACATAACCAAGCCGAAACAATCAAGATTCGGATAGTCTCTGCCACCGAATTTGTACTTAATGCGCAAATATCTAGTTAAATCAATTTGATACATAAACAATGCCCGGTGCGTTTTCTGAAGTGTATCTCAATTTCGGGAACTCAGCATTTACCATGTCGGCAAAAGACGCAGTAAACTGTGCCGTTCCCTTCTGCAGAATTACTGATGTAATTGTGAGTTCAAATTCATACTGTCTTTCAAGTGTTTCCGGATGGAACTGCCGCAGTATCACTTTGTTTGGCAATTTCTGATTTGTACCGATGGCCCGTGACAGATATTGCGATATTTCTTCGTTCACATCACCGATGCTGAATGTGATGTCCTGGAAAGTATTTGTACTTCTGTCCGGTAAAGCGACTGAAAAACACGATGCAGTATATAACTGTCCATCAAGTGTTATGTCGTCTTGCGACAACGCATAGTACAAGTGAGTTGTTTCACGATTAAACTCGAAGCCGTTGCTAGCCCATCCGAGATTTAACACAAATTCCAAAGTTGTAATCGGGAATTTATCACCGCTCGCCCACAATGCTTTTAAGGTTCGTAATGCCATAATTAGTACCCCTGTCTCTGCAGTCCATACGTTGATTCAACACTGTCAGCAATCTCGCCACCTTGTCTGATGTTGGCTACAAAGATGTTTATAATCCGTTCTTCATCAGTTGATTCGTCAGTTGTTGTTCCGGCACGGCTTTTATCTTCAATCAGATTAACAATTACTGTGCCGTTGTTCTGATTGTCATTCATCATGTTTGCAGTCTCACGTCTCGATGTTACTGTTGCCGGACCCCTTATGAGTTCAGGACCAATCTCACCGACAAGACCGATTGCACCAGATGGAATATAACCGCCTTTGTCATGTGCGCCTGTATAATTCACATTCTTTAATTGTGCAAGAATATTCATGCCTTGTGCAAGTACACCAGCCCATGCAACTAAATTCATAGGATATGGCGCAGCCATCGCATTCGCAACACCTTGCCATATTGAAATTAAGGAACTTGCAACTGCAAACGATTTCTGCATGGCAAACAGTATCCTAAACTCTTTTGAATTCTGATCAAAGCCTTGTGCCATTGCACCAAAATAGCCACTGATAGCGGATGATGCTTGAGCATACACCCCGGCGATCTGTGCTGCGGTCAGTTTTGCTTTTGCAAAATCAGCATTGATTAAATTAGTCCAGTTCAGATTATATTTGGCAAGTTTTTCACTGAATTGGTCTAAAGCACTCACACCCGTACCGCTATTCCAATCCTGTTCACGTTGTTTAAGTGCATCAAGTGCCTGTTGCCGTTTCTCTGCTTCCTGTTGATAGTATTCATCATACAACTGCGACATTTTCTCAAGATGCAGAGCGGTTAATTGTTCTTCGACCGTGTGGAATTCAGTGTCGTTAATCAGTTGCAGATCATGTGCCTGTTTCAAAGTGTCAATCTGTTTTGTAAAATCAACATCTTCCTTCTCGAATGGCGACAATTTGTTGTACTGTGCCTGTGCGATGGTATCAAGCAGTGATTTATAGGCACGCTCTGTTTCCGTAGCATCTTTAGACAGTTGCCTCAGCCCCTTACTGCCTTTGCCAGCGATGTTACCGATTGCGGTCACCGCTGAATTGTAGGATATTTCAGTCTTTTTATTGATAGCGTCCAGCGTCTTGATGCGTGTCTGAGCGAGTTCGTCGTAGTATTTATTGCGATTCTTGCGTGATTCTTCATCAATTTGTTTTAGTCGGTCCTGTAAAGACTGTTCGCTTTCCTTTACACTCTCAGAAATATTCTTGTGTGCCTGAACAACGGCAGTGCGTTGTTCCATATAATATTTAACAAGCGGGTGTTCTTTCGGCATCTGCAGGATTGCACTCATATCAACTTGACCGCTGCGTTTCATTATGGCTGAATTTTCCAAGCCTAACTCTTTGACTTTACGTTGCATTTTTAATTGCAATGACTGTTGCTGTAAAATCTCTTGAGTTGAGCCGTTTGTTGCGCTGGCAACGATTGCACCCAGATGTTCAGCGTATGCAGTTGTCTTCTGCCACCACTTGTCAATCCATCCGATTAAATCACCAAGTCCAAGCCTTACAAAATCAAACCATCCTTCAAAATAACCAATTTCCGCTTTGGCGGTTTTCTCACCGCTTTCATTTATAACACCGAAAAACTGCGCAAAAGGTTTAACCAGATTGCCAAGTCCATTAGCGATGGTTTCAAACGCACCCGTGAACAGTCTGACAAATCCGCCCATGATTTGTTGCACTGCCGGAGAATTAAGTGTTGATGTGAACGCATCCAATGCCTGTGACGCTTTATAAATCGTTTTAGCAATTTCCTGACCAACTTGTCCAGTGCTGATTGTAGTCCACAAGTCAGACCAGGCGTCAGACAAGTTCTTCGTTGCGCCCGTCATACCTTGCATCTGATAGTCAAGCGTCTGTGAGAAATTCTGTTTGGCAAGTCGTTGCATGTACTGTTCGAGTGCAACATTAGTTGCCTCTATGGTTTCTTTCTGTCCTTTGTATGACAGAATGAGTTTGTCACCAACACGGTCAGCCTCAATACCTAACTGCTGCAGTGATTTGAGCCGGTTAAGTGATGCGTTCGTCAATATCTGTGATACTTCGGTCAAACTCTTGCCTGTACCAACTGCAATAGCTGCCAGTGATTTCATTGTCTGTTCTGATGGTTTAAGACCAACTTTATTAAGTGTAACAGCAGATTGTGCAATCTCGTCAAAAGGTTGTGGCAGTTTACGGGACAATGCGTTCAAGTCACTGAACAATGCTTTAGCCTCGTCAAGTGAAGACGTGATACCGCTTAGACTTGATACTTTACTCTCATAGTCCTTAAGGCTTGAGACAACCTGTCGAAAAGACGAAGTGACACCGACAAGTCCGGCAAGCGGTGCAAGCATTGATTTAAACGATGCAGTCATGCTCTTGAGTGTTGATGCAGTCTCACTCTGCATTTTCTTGAGTGATTTACTGTATTTGTCAGTGTTTAAACTCAACACTGTACCTGCGTAATTGACAACTTTAGCCATTTTTCACCGCCTTTTTCTTTAACAAATTTCTTATTCCATCACTTCCCGTATGCGACAAGGCGGAGTTTGAATTATTAGATTTTTCTAATTCTTCACTCTCCGCCCGATAAATTTCCATCCACATGTCAACTTCCTGTGATGGCAGTTCCATCACCATCATCAACGGCATACCGATTTCTCGTGCAATTCGTGCTAGGACTCTGAACTGATTACTTCTGCACTTTTTTTTAATTCACTTGAAATGTTTAACACGTCAATCACTGTCGTTATCAGTCGGTTTAATAGTGGATAAGGTAATTCACACAAGTAAGAATAATCGTCACGTTGTTCTGTACGGTCACCGTCTTTGTCACATAGCATGAAGTTCAGCGCATAAAGCATTTTTTCATCATCAGACGCAGACTTCAAATCGTTGTCAAACACCCAAAACAAGTGCATCTTCTCACCGGAATTTAGTTCCGTGATGTAGAATTTAATCTCGTCACCAAGTTCGTGTCCGTCAACTTCAACAACTTTCTTCTTGTGTTCCTGTGCAAATTTATTAACTAATTCTCGGTACATGGTCACACCTCATTAAGATGCATCTGTGAAGGTTACATCACCATTGATTCTCATAGTGATCTTAGCTTTCACCCCATCTTCATTACCGCCACCAACAAGTGCATATCCGGAAATTGCAGCCTGGAACTTCGCAGTGTCGCCGTTTTTCCACTGAATTTTAACCCAGATGTTTGAACCGTTTTCTGCAGCAGTCTTAAGTGCAGTCTGGTTAGTATCACCAGCATATTTATAAAAAGTCATCTCAATTTCTGATGTATCTTTCATGCCGGCAATATAGCGTTTGGTTGTGTCGGCAAGGGTAGTTTGTTCAATGAATGAACCATTATTACCAATGTCGCCAATGTCGGTCAGACCGTTCCACGGTGACCAGGTACCGGAGTTGGAGTCCGGGTCAGTTGCTGCAGTGGAATAACCAACGAGCATTCCGGCAATTAAAGTTGCGTTCTGTGGAGTGTAGTTGAATAATGGAGTTACTGTCATTTTATTTACCTCTAGAGTTAATACTTTGATTTAACTGTTTCATTATACGATGTTTCTAAGTCGTTTTGTAGGTTCTGCATCATATTTTTTTCGACTTTGTGATATGAGCGAAGTACCCAGTCATTACCGTCAATTCCATGTACTGAACCGCCTTTCTGTTCATGTCCTCTGCGCAGTGAAGATGTTTTGCCGATTGCATGGGTCCGGGTGCCGTAGTTTAACCAAACACCTGCATACGTTGGTGCTTTGATGTACGATCTTCTTCCGGTCAGTTTGTGACGAACACCGACTATTGCCTGCATCTTTTTATTATTCACACGGACTTTACCCGTTAATCCCTTCTTGAGTTGTCCTGTATGAGTATAGTTCCACTTTGTCCTGGTACCTTCCGGCAGTGCCAGATTCTTTAATTCATCGCGTTCAGATTTCAGCAAGTCACGATTCGCTTTTCGTAACGCTGAACGAATTATCTTTTTACGTGTTTTTGGCTCTAAATTGTCTAAATCTTTTAGATATTTTTCAACTTGTGAAAAATCAACTTTAACTTCGAACGTGTCACCATTATCACTAATCATATACAAGCCTTAACATTGAGTGTCAGAACCGAGCAATAGTAATTGTCAAGTTTAGGTGCAAAGTCTAAATCCTTAAACTCACGATAGAAAATGTGTTCAAAGATTTCCGATGTACCAATATCGTCATTCATCAAATCTTCAGCAATTTCATCAATATTTTCACGATTCTTTGAATTGATAAAGATTTCCACATCAAACGTCAGCAGTGTGACCTGATTTGCCAAATCAAAAATCGGGTTGATTGACGTGATGTTGAAGGCAATCAGCGTTTCTGAATTGTCGTGTTCCGGTGCAAAGTCGCAGTAGCAGTTGCCACGGTTATTCACACGTTCAGTCAGCCATCTCAGTGTTTCTGCTCTTAATTCTTTAATCATGTGTTGCGTATCCTGTCATTATTCAGATTAGACATTTCAACAGTTAAAATGATTGAATCATCAGCATAACTGTCTGTTATTCCTACAATATCATAAATAATTGACTTGTATCTGACTTTCATGGTTGAATTCAAGCCATGTCTGAATCGTATCTGAATTGTGTATGTGTCAGTCGTTATTTCAACTTGTGAACGCATCTGTTCACGGGTCGTGATAGGTCGTACATCCGCCCACACTTCACACACACTGTTCAATTCATGGTCAACAATCTCAATTCGTGACCGCAATTTACTACTGTCAATCATGTGTTCATCACTCTATATTTATCTAGCATGAAGATTGCAGACTTCGGAATATTGTCGCACTTGCGGTCAGTGTACCATGCGTCAATGATCATCAGTTCAGCAATCTTCATCTGATCATTATATTCAATCTGTGTGCTGGTTAATTCAGTGTCCGGACTGACAACGACTTCCAGATTCATATAGTCACTGATGAAAGAATATGCGCCGTTCTCAAGTGTCTGAAGGTAGTCATCTTCTATATCATTGTCAATTCGTGAGTGAATCTTAATTTCTGCAATAGTCGGTCTTGTTGTCATACAACACCTTCTCTATGAAGTTTAATCACTATCGGATCGAGTTCACTTGCGTTATACTTGCCAGCCTTAATCGTTAAGATCTCATAGCCATTGTTCGAGTATGGTAAATCTTTACTGATTGTCACGATTGAGTCTTTATTACTCACTTTCGGAGTTGTCTCAACTTTCAATTCTTTGGTTTTCTTCTCTGTCATTTTTTCAATCCTTATTAGAAAAAAGCACCCAGTCATGCTTGAATGAGTGCTTATACAGGAGTCTAACGAACTACACAAACCATTAAGACAATGCGGTGCCTACATGAACAACCTTCAGTGCACGATAGTCTTGTACCAAGCCACCCACACGTTTAATTGAGTAGAAGCCCACATAAGGTTTCTGTGTTAAATCATCACGAACAACACCAATACCAGGTCTGTCAAGAACTGTGTAACCAGCCTTCATATCACCAAAGATGATTGGATTTGAACCGGATGCAATATTAGGTAAATATTCATTGATTTCAATCGGGTAGCCTAACAAGTAAGTTGGTGCGTTAGTTGCTACATCGACATTACCGAAGATTCTGCGTTGTGTACTGTCTTTGAGTAAATCCTGCAGTGCAGTGTAGGTGTTTGTGTTCATGTACCACTTTGCACCAGCTCTGTATGAAGTATTCAACTGATCTTTAGCCTTAATCAAGCCCGCTAAAGTCACATCAGTTGCAGAACCGGACGCAATACCTTGCAGATTGTCCCAGGTTCTGGTCTTGTCGCCGGCAGCAGATAAAGTATAGGTTAAGATACCTTTAGGCTTGTTTGTACCGGTACCACTGATGAAAGCAGTTTCTTCAGCATCAACAAAAGCATCAGCCAAGTCACGAATAAATGCTTCTTGAATGTTGTACCATGAGTCAGCCAGGAATCGTTGTGTGTAAAGCGGGAACGCATACAGTTCGCCAAGTTTAGCAGTAACCTGTTCATAGGTCTGTGCATCGGTTTGTGTTCTGGCATCAGTTTCGCCAACCCATCCGGCAGTTAAGCCTGTCACTTTGTAAGGTCTTGCGTAATCATTGCCCTCAGGAGTGATGATTGTAGCGTTCTGACGGGTAACAGACTTGTTGGTCAGCAATTCAATTACTCGTTTGTCTAATCCGTCTGGCACTAAATAACCGCCTTGTGTATTCGTGCCTTCGTTTCCTGCAACCGGAGGCGGAGGAGTAACCGGGTCTGTACCGTCACGGGTCATAACGCCTGTTGTCATGTACTTGTGGAACCGCTGTTCATAGGTATGGTCAACTTTAGCATCAGCGGTGCCGGTCATCGCGTTTGATTTAAGGGTAGAGATCTCACGCATCAGATTTTCGATCTTAGCGTCACGTTCCGCGTTATTATCCATGATTGATTTTTCGAAATTGTCAAATTTCTTTGACAATTCATTAAATTGCTTTTCTTCCATTTCTGTTTCCTTTTCTGTTGCAACAATAAATTCTTCTTGTTTAACGTTAGTAATCTGTGCTTGTGTGTTAGCAGGGAATGTAACAAGTGAACACTCTTTTAAATCCACATTGTCCAAGCCATAAGCATCACGCCCTTTGTCGTACTCAATATCCTCACTTTCAATCATGAATCCAACTGAAAAACCACGAATTGAGCCGTCTTCTGCGTGTGCGAGTGCAATCTGTGCCTGCGGATCGGCAAGTGTCAGTTGCAGTGTACCAACTAAGCCTTTGTCGTCTGTGTGTAAATCAATCCATCGTCCGATGAGTTGTGTTCTGTCATGCTGCCACAATGCCGGCAAATAACCGTGTTCTGCAAATTCACGAAGGAATTTGTCGAAGGCGGTCTTTTTCATATACGTTCCATAGCTGTCAATGTCGTTGAATGTTGACAGATAGCCTGTGATCTTGCCTTCGGCTTTGTTCACACTTCTGACGTCGAAGTCGCAGAATCTCGTTTGTAATTCAGCCATTTATAAGCACCTCGAATTATGGTATTTTAAACTGTTTGTAACATTATTTTGTATTTTTGTCAACACCGTTTTTAGCAATTTGTGACGTTTCATTGTTAAGGTTCACAATGGTTCCGTCATTAGTCATGTATGCAGTATTAAGTGGCAGTTTTCGAATGTCGCAACCCTTCTGTGTGTTCATGCCTAATTCAGTCAAAGCGTCATTTATTGTCATTACACCGCTATCGAGTAATGATTTAATGTAATTAACCTGTGCCGTACTGTCGCCCCGAAGCAATGAACTTAAATCGAATTTAAACCGATAATTTCTGAATTTACGGTCAGCCAGCAGACATTTGTTCAGCCTTTGTTCAATGCGTCTGATGTACGGCATGAGCGATTGATTCACAAACTGTAAATTCTGTTGTTCGATATTTGAGAATGTTGCATGATCCAGGTTAGCTACCATGTGAGGCGGAATTCTGAAGACGCCACAAATCTCGTCACGGTCATACTTTCTCGATTCAATAAACTGCGCGTCAGTTAAGCTGATTCTGAATTGCTGGTACTTCATGCCACTGTCGAGGATCATTGGCTTGCCTGCATTCTCAGTGCCGACATACTGAGAATAAAACGCGTCACGAATTGCTTTGTGTGTTGCTTTGTCAAGTTTAGCGTCTGTCTGAAGAACGCCACTTGTTATTGCACCCGACTGATATATTTTTCCTGCCAAATCTTCAGTTGAGTCAGCATTGAACATTAACTTGTTGACTTGTGCAATCGGTGATAAACCATGCAGACCATCAAACGTGTTCAGTCTGATGTGCAGCATGTCTTCTTCACCTACGATGATTGTTCTTGTTTGTGTGTTGTTTTTTCCGTCTGCTTTAATCGTGATCTGGTATTCAGGAATGTTAGTGTTTAATTTATAATTCACTGACACGCAGTTGTTCTGCAACGGTATCAGTTCTGTCACTGCATCACCAACACGCACAATGTACGCATAGAAATTGCCATACACGTCAAGACACCATACACAATTTTCCCAGAACTCTGCTGCAGTCTGCCATGCGTTAGGCTGACTGTGAACGAGTTTATACAGATCACTGTTGAAGGCAAGCGTCTTTGAACCGTCAGCACCGATCTTATACAGTCTAATAGGCAGCATGGCGATTGATTCAGCTCTGACTCTGATGCACGAATAGACTGTGCTGATTCTCATGGCAGTGTCAGCACTGACAGTCGAAGATTTCAAGAACGGTAAATCACCAATCACGGACACCGGAGATTCAGCAGCGCCATCATCACGTTGACTAATAGTTTGCATAAATTTCTTGATAATGCTCATTTGCATCTCCTTGTTGGGATAATATCATCAATCTGCCGATAGCCATCAGACAACAGATTGCACCGTCAATCTTATTCTCGGCCCGTAAATTGGCTTTTCTCGGAAAGTCGTTGCCGTTCTTGTCTTCTTTACTCTCCACGTTCTGAATGTTCCATCCGAGACAGATGTTGCCGTCATAATGGAACCTGCCGGCAAGCATGGCAGACTTCATTTCCTTCATTGCCGGGCTGAAATACGCAGTCGTTTTCGAATATTCGACTACATTCAAGCCGAAGTCACGCTCACACTGCTGTTCCATCTGAAGAGCATTGTAACTATCAAAAATCACTTCTTTCGGCGAGTAGATCTCAGCCTGTGAACCGATGGTTTCAGTCATGCTAAGATAGTTTGTCTCGCAGCCGTCACACACATTCAGTATTATACCACATGACGTGTTATTGTTTACAGTTTTTCTGAACGTTTCATATCTCTGGTAATTCTTGTTTGACACATCGTTTACGGTATCTTCGGGTAGGTAAAACTCAGGGAAAACGTAATAATGGATTTCACCGTTAATCACCCTGGCAAAAGCCACAAGTATGCACGCTAAATCGAGTTTAGATGCCAAATCGACAGTAATCACGCACAAATCGTTTTTAAAATCGTTAATATTCAGTGATGTGTCGATACACTTTGACAGTGCGTCGATTGAAAAATAATTCTTCGCACTGTTTACCCAGCAGTTCAAGTGTTTAGTCAGAAACTTTGCCCGGTCCTCAGGCGATTTAAAAGCGGAGTGACACTGCTGAAGTAAATAGTCGGTCTTTAGCGATACGCCAAAATTTGGATTTGCCTTTTCAATAATTGACAGATTAACTTTGTCGATTTCTTCTCGTTCTTCTTCAGGGAAATCAAGCGGATTTCTTATTTTTTCCAGGTCATCATCATCAATCGAGTAGATTCGTGCGAAGTGTCTGTCATCCGGTACAATTCCCCAAATCATGTCAACATTCTCGTCATGTTTAGCTTTACAGAATGACAACAGGTCAAATCCGGCAGTTGTGATCATAAAGATCATAGGTTGATCACGTGAGCCGAGTCCGGTTTGCTGGCACTCGTAAAGAGAGCCATCGGGATGTTGATGTATTTCATCAAGAACAGTAAAGCTAGGACTTGTACCATCCTGTGCCTTGCCGATAATAGGCAGGAACTTTGAACCATCAGGAAGTGTTATTGATTCAATCTTTACATCCGGATTAAATCTGTTCTGCAGCGGAATATTACGCTTTACCATCAGTCGGGCAGGACTGAACACTTCAAATGCCTGTTGCTTTGACTTGGCACCGCAATAGACTTCAGCTCCGTGTTCACCATCACCAAACAGCATATAGAGTGCTGACCCGGCAGCAGTGACAGTCTTACCGTTTTTTCGCGGTATCTCAAGATATGATTCAATGTATCGTCTTAATTCACTGTCACGGTCAATCCAGCCGAACAGATTGCATATTATATCGCACTGCCATGGTTCAAGAATGATGTAGCTGTCAGCCCATTTACCCTTAACGTGTTTGAATGTCTCGATAAAAAAGCATGGTTTCTCGGCTCGCACCGGGTCGTATTTCCATTTTGAATTTGCAGTGTTTAGCGACGTCATCAGGTCGTTGAGTGAATTGTCACACGCTTTAATCATCAGTTGTGAGCGATTGATTTTTCCACTTACAACATCATCAAGATACGTCAGTGATTTAATTGTGTGATTAAAACCTCGAGCGTATTTAGGCACGTTGTCAATCTTCTTCAGACTGTTCAGATACGATTTAAGTTCACCGGTATATATGCTCATGGTTAAAATCCATCAAAATCAGATTCAACAACTTCTCGCTTTTCTGATGTGCTCTCTACATCAATTCTCGCCATTCCGCTTTTCGCTGACAAATTCAGCATGCAGTCATAAGCCTCAGTCTTTGGCGTAAGTGTCAATTCAGCATAACATTTCAGCCATTCGTCATTGAAGGTCTTATAAAGCGATACAAGTGTCGGTTTATATCCGAAGTCAGTCTCGTTTGTGTAGCCAAGTCTCAGCAATTCCTGCGGAGTCGCATTAGCGAGGGAACACCACTTCGTGCATTGTGTGACCAGATGCAGATGATTGTATTTGAGTTTACCTCTGTGAATTAAAGTTCCGCAAATGTCTTTCCATATCTTCGGTGCGTTCGGGAACTCTTTTAGGATTGTCGGCAGTGGCGGTGTTCTGGCTATCAACTCATCAGTGTGAATATCCGGCAGATTCTTTGACGGAAGTCTGCCACCGTTTGTCTGCGGATTAACTTTTCTTCTTACTCTTACATTTACAGTTTTTCGTTCGACTGCACTCATTTTCGATTTTCCTTTTACTGTAACTAATTGATTTTAGGGCATTTTACGCAAATATGACGCTAAAAATTTAAAAAGG